AATAACATCTACAAGTGCGCTTTATATTATTATACAATAAAGCCTAAATATAATAACATATTTCATACACACTTAACATTTTTTATTGGCACTTACAATTTCTCCAGTTGACCATCTAATATCATTTTTAGAAATTCGACCTAAAGATTCTCCGGTTGACACTAATTTTGCTGAAGCTGTGTTTAAACTTGTTTCAGATGCACGCATTCTTTGGTATTCTGATTGAGGTTTCTGTATATAATTTTCGTGTATAGTTTTCCATTGTAAAGCTTCTTTACAAGTTACACCACCATAAATTTCTTTATTTGAATAAAATTGTTCTTTTGTTACACGCACTCGTGTATTAAGTTGTTTATCCCACGCAGATACCATCCCATAACCTATATTGGAAGAACCGCGTTGACTTTCTGAAAACATCTTTTTAGCCGCAGCATATAGCACAGATAATGACCGTTGATGTTTTTGTTTATTCTGATTGCACATGCCGTTAAATGCTGAAATCATTTTGTAATTATTTGTTGCTTTAGCCAACAAATAATGTGCAATAAAATGTGCTCTGTATGGAAGTTTAATTAAATTAAAATTTGATATTTTAAATTCTGGAAATAATGATTTAGGTAATATGTGATGATATTCAAAATATCCACTTATTGTGTATTGCATAGACTCATAATGATTAATAAATTTTATGTATCTATCCATGTATAATTTATTTTCACTTATCGCAAAAAGTTTTTCTGTTACGCATATATTTGTACTGGTCATAGTAATTTCCTTAAATTATCTTTAGAATGATTAGCGCTACTGGGAATTGACGTTCCGCGAGTGGCTTTTATAAATTTTTCTATTATATTTAACAAGGTTTAACATGAGTTTATTACACGAATATTTAAAAGTTGATAATTTAAATGGTGGTTATGGGCAACCACAATTATTATTATGTGGCGGAAATGTATCTATTGGTGACATTTCCGCAGAACGTATCGACCTCTCAAAAATAAAACGTGACGACATTGTACCTGTCCTTGATGACGCACTTCATAAAATGTCTGCAGCATTCACTAAAATGAACGGCTTACCTTTATGGGACGCAAAGTTACTTAAATCAAAAGAATTTTTATCTGGTTCAGCGTTTCACTTTTTCGATTTAAAACATATCGATTCAAACCTGTTTTCTTCTAAAAAGAAATCTGTTGGTGATATTGATACTCAAGCAGACGTTCTATTAACACCTATGATTGAAGATTGGTTAATCAAATCTGTCAATCAAACATACGGCGACCTTACCTTAATCGGTCATAAAAATTCTGCTGGTCAATTTATTTCATTATGGTACTCTAAACAGTTTGATATTAATATTCAGATTGATTTTGAATTGGTTGACTTTAAAAACGGTAAACCAACAGAATGGAGTAATTTCTCTCATTCATCATCTTGGACAGATATCGTTGAAGGAATTAAAGGTTTACATCATAAATTCTTGATGCAAAGTTTAGCCGCAGATAAAAAAGAGCCAATCATTATTCTTACAGGTAAAACCAGAAAGCCTAAAGAAACTGATAAGACTAAGTTAGCATTCTCTGTTCAAAAAGGCTTGAGACTCCGTTACGTTCCGCATTTAGATGATGCTGGGAATATCGTTATGCAAAACGGTAAACCTGTGTATGATGAAATTGATGCTAAAGATTCTGTAATCCATACCGAACTTGAAACAATTTTTGATATCTATTTTGAAAGAAAGGCTACTAAAGCCGATATCGAAAGTATGAAATCGTTTATAGGCTTAGTGAAACTGGTTAAACAATATAAATCGCATACACAAATTGCTGAAATTTTTGACGATTACGTTGAAAGATTGTTTGGCAAAGGCGCTCAAGGAATCGTTAAAGGAAATCCTTTAGGCGATTATGATGAGAAGTTCCCTGGAGTTTATTATTTCTCTCAACAAGCTAATATCAATCTGGACAAATACAAACAGATGATTGCTGATTACTATAAAAATTACAAGGTGTAATATGATTACATTTAGTCAACTTAGAGCAAAATTAGACGAAGCAGTTGTTGCTACCAGTCGCGAATCTATTATACATCTTCAAGGAATGAAGGATGTTGAGTTTATTAATTTTATGCGTTCAGTTAAATCTGAACTCAAAGGTAAACTTAAGAACATACCGGTAGCGCTTAAAGTGGATGGATTTGGTTTCAGAGTAGGTAAAAATGACGCCGGTAAAATATACGTTGAGTCTTCACGTTCTGGTCCAATTTTTGATTCAGGCGCGTTCACTTCATTCAATAAATCTAAAGGCGTTACCGATCCTATTGTGCTTGAACGCTCGGCACATTATGATGACGTTCTTGAGCATTTTAAATCAAGTAAATTTGCCGCCGTTTTACCTACCGATTCAAAGGTTGTCGTAGAAACGCTATATAATCCATTGGGTAAACAAGAAAATGATTGGATTCAGTTTGTGTCTGTCAAATATGACAAATCTAAACTGGGTTCTTTAATGACATTATTTCCTTTGAAAGTTTTAGTATCATCAACCGGTGAAACTCATCCTGATGAAGCAGAAATACTCAAGGCGCTTTATGCTACTTCAAGCGATTCAATTAAGGTTCTTGATCCAACATTAAAAATGAAAGAGATTGATATTTCTGGATTTATTAGTCCTCTTGATTCAATCACAGACAGAACGATTGAAATTATCAACAGCAGAAAAGCCGCAGATAAAGAAGAAAAGTTAGCGGTAAAGGCTATGCTTCAAAAACTGAAAGATGAGTTGGCTGAATACATTATATCTCATCAAAACATACAAGGCAAAGATATGATTGGTAAAAATTTAGAGGGTATCGTTATGAAGATATCTGATAAATTAGTTAAAATTACTACAACTGAATTTAAAAACAGAGCTAAATTATGAAAAAGACATTAGTATGCGCGTTCGGCAGAGCAAACATTTTTCATAAAGGTCATATGGCGTTGGTTACTGAAATTGAAAGAATTGCCAAACAACATGATGCAGACCCAGCTGTATTTTTATCTCATACAGAAAATAAAAAGAACCCACTTCCATATGATGTAAAAGCTAAACTGATGAACAAATGGACTCGTGGTACGGTCAAACTTGACCCAGATACTAAAGTCAAAATCATAGGTAACTTATTACATTATGCAAATGAACATAATTATGAGAATATAATTATTGTATGTGGTTCGGATAGATATCCTGAATACAGTAAATCTTTGCCGGCTTTTGCTGAAAGCCGAGATTATTTCAAATTCAAAAGTGTAAAGGTAATGGCGCTTCAACGCGATCCAGATGCAGATGAAAGCGATGCTGCTAGTATGTCTGGCACAGCTATGCGCAAATATGTTACTGAGGGCGATTTTGATTCTTTTAGAAAATCTTTACCAGATCCTTGTACTGATGCTGAAGCTAAAATCGTTTGGAAGTTAGCGCAAAAGGGGTTAGGCGTTAAAGGCTTGACTGAATCAATATTATCTTATAAAGACTTTAAGGTGCTTAATGAAACAGAATAAAGATGTAATCAAAATTTTAGCAGATATCTTTGGTGTTGACCTTAAAGATAAAGACGCTAATGCTAAGATATTAAAGAAGTTAAAAACGGCTAATGTGCCGGCAGAATTAAAACAATCGGCTATGAATATTCTTATGCCAACGACATCTGAGAGTGTTATGAATTTTAAAGATTTTAGAAAAAAATTAATGGAACACGGTTCTGTTTCTATGTCTACATCTTCTGATATAACTAAGCCGGTAGACAATGACCGCAAAGCGGCAGGAAAACAAGGCGATGAAACCGGTAAATTCGCAGACGTGAATATGGATATTGAAGATGGCATGGAACATATGTCTGATGAAGAAATCGATAATATGCTAGGCGATGTTAACGATCTTGAAGATCTAGTTGACTTAGGTAGCGTAGATTCAGACGAATTGCATGTTGTGAGTGATACAGGCGATTCTGTTGCTGATGTTGTTGATGACGATGATGACGAAGCAGGCGAATCTGCGGGTAAACTTAAAAAATCAAAACAAGACCCATTAGAGGGAGAATTGTCTACTGTTGATGAGGCTTGGAAAGGGTTAACCGTAGCGGATAGAATTAAACGCAGACAAGTATTTGCCAGAAGCGCGGTTAAACGTCAACGCGGCATGAAATTGGCTTTACACACTATGCCTTCTCCTCAAAGAATTGAAGACCGCGCACGTAGAACTGCGGTCGGTTTGTTAAAAAGAAAACTTTCTAATGGTAAGTCTGATGCGGAATTGACTTTACCTGAAAAGCAAAGAATGGAAAGAATCATTGCCAAGAAAGGACCTCTGCTAGCCAAAATGGCGGCAAAATTAACTAGCAAAGTGAAACAAATTGCTATCTCTAGATTTAAGCATCGCCCACAATAAAAGGAAACAACAATGAGTTTATGGAAAAAAGAAGATACTGAAGCTGGCGTTCCAGCTTATTTGTCAGAAGAAGATCGTAAAAAAGCTATTTTTGTAGATGATACTGAAGCAGCTGACGCAGATACTAAAGCAAAG